TCATCTCTATTGTCTTGATATCTCCTTCATATGTTGCGTACTTTATAACATTAAATTTAAAATTGTTGCTTTCAGGTGATGTATAGATAGGTTGATTAGTTAAGTAATATGTAGGAACTCCTAATTGTGACCTATCTGTCTGGAAAAAAGGTTCTCCTATGAAATTTTTCAATCCTCCTTTATATCCATCCCTTACACCAGCATAAGAGGGGATAATAGAACTTACAAATCCGATAACAATATGTTGTACGTATAAATCACCTGATGATCCAAATCTTTCTGGGTGGACTTCAAATCGAAATTTAATTTTATGATTCCCACTCCGATATATTCTTGCATAGTATTTCATATCTCCATATCCAAACTCATTATATTTACTTAATACAAGCATGCGCGGGATAGTATCATGGCCTGGGCCGCTTATATCAATATATAATTGCATTGGATAGGGTGATGTATGATACACTACTTCATTATTACTATAATTAATTTGACTTAAATATGATTTAACTGCTGATTTATACGCGTCATAGCTTTTGTACGCTATAGGCGAATTAAACCAGCCTCCGTCATAAAATCCAAACTTAACTGGTATTTCTAATATATTATATTCTTCTGACTTTTCAATGTAAAATTCATCGGATTCAAATTCAGCATACGATACATTTGTAGAATTGTTTGGAGGTACAGCTAATTCAACTTCGACAAAGTCATGAGCGATAGGGTTTTCACCGAATAAAGGATCCGCAGACCAAGGATTTATTATTATCTGCGAATCATATGAAGGATTATCATCATAATAGTTTATATCCCAGTTGTTATGCCAACTGTATACCTTATTTATCAATGCATCTTTCCGCATAGCGTTCCATGTAAGCTTATATTCGCTTACAGGTCGCAGCTTGCTTAGACTTGTCTGCGGCTTAAACGTGCCATCAGATACGTCAGTTGTATTGTCAATAGATATAGCAGAACTTTCTGTAAGATCAGAATAGGCATATGTAAACTTAAAACTATTCAGTTCTAAATTGTTAACTATATTCCATTTTCCTCCGTATTGAAATATTCTAACGTTAAAATATTGAAGGCATTTCTCTAAAACTTCGTAACATGTATCGAATTCAATATTCTCCTCCTTTTCCTTATAAAAAGCACTTGCGTTAATATAAGATTTTTCTAATATTGACGAATGCGGCGAAGGATGAGTATTTCCTTTATCATATATATTAGATATTTCAGTTGATGTTAACGCTCGAGAATATATTTGTATATCATCTATTTTACCTTTTAGAAAGTGTGATGACCCATTTCTTGTGCCAATAAATAAATTATCACTACTCGATGTATCAATTATCGCTGAAATATCGTTATTTGTATCCTGCAAATTACTATCAACATATCCATACATCTTGTCATTATCCCTATCAATCACAAAAACTATATGATGCCATTCATCATCAAAGATGCCGCTAATCGTAATTTTGCCAACAGAAAAGCCATCATATATTCGCATATCAGCCTTATCTTCACCGGTCTTTTTTATTATTGTATAATTTTCACCTTTTTTTATTAAACGTGGATAATCTGATGAATGGCCCGTTGCAGGTGCTTTCATCCAAAAAGCTATTGTTCTGCTTTCTGTATTATCAAAGCTTATGCTGCTATCATGTGGTATTTCTATATACTCATCAGTCCCATTAAGCTCTATAGCTTCATCAATCTTCCCGGATCCGGATGCTGTTGAAGTATTAATACTACCTGTACCATCCTTAAAAGTACCATCGTTAGAGCTATTTGAATCTGCTATTGTTGAATTATCATTATTATCATCAAGCCTCCACCAACTTACGAGATCAGAAAGTGAATTAATATAATTATAATATTCAGACTGCATGTCATCATGAAAAGTATTCAATATAACGTCAATATCTATATTAAAACCTATTTTTGATAGTATAAATCTAATAATTCTTATTATGCTATAACTTCCAGAAATAGGATTTCCGTTGTCTAATTTGAAAGGGTTTTCTTTGAGATCTATTAGGCCATCATCCGCTGGGATGGCAATGATATGCTTAAAGTTAAAAAATTGACGCCTAATATGATCCGGTCTTATCCAGCCTCTAAATAACTCTGTGGATGAAGTTTTATTTGTTAATATTATATAGTGGTCTTTATAGTCGCTTTCTATTAATGTATCATATGTACTATCCTCAATGAGAAATGTGAATTCTAACTCTTGATTAAATATAATATCATCAATATTATCTCTGCTTTTACGCATATTCATCGTGCCAGGGCTAAAACCCATTGGATTTATTTCTTCAACCGCACCAGCATAATCTAATTCATATATATCTATCCCATATTGAATAGTTTCGTTTGTATTCCAAAAAGATGCTTCATATTTTTTACCGTATGCCATTATTCGTATTTTCTGTTTGTTTCTTCAAGTACCATCTTAAGATATTCACCATGAACGTCTACCGTTACAAGTCTTAGCCCGCTGCCATTAATTCCCATCTTAGCAATTTGATCTGCTGTTCCGACATATTCAGGGTTGCTTTTATTTACTCCTGCACCTTCGCCAATCATAGCGAGTGTCGGGCCTGTTACAGCGCCTCCTTGCTCAAATTCAGGAACAAGTGCATTAAACGTGACAGCAGCCGCACCAGCTAAGACGGGAGCGAGTATCAATCCCCCAAACCCTGTCCCTATAGCATTCCGGACTGCAGCAGCAACTGTTTCAGCAAGATAAGCTGCTATTGCTTGTCTTGCTGCGTTACCGACAGCCTTTGCATAATCTTCCATGCTATCTATACCCATCTGTGCCGAATATTGCACTTGCTTACCAAACATATATGCTGCATCTTCGGCACGCTTCATTGGTTCAATCTGTTCTTTCGTTTTTTCAATAAGCCTTTGCTGAGCATCAATAGCTTTTATGTATTTTCCCGTTAAATCATCAATAGCAGAAGACATTTCAACCAATCCTGCTGTACTTGTTTGTGTCTCTATATTTATTTGACCTTTAGCAGGAGAGAATCTTGGGGGTGTTGATGCTTTATCTTGAGATATTTCAGAACGTTCTTTTTGTAGCTTATTAAGAGAAAGTAATAATTCTTCTATTGCTTTTTTTTCTAATAATATATCTTGTATACGATCTTCCTGTTGAGGTGATAATTTTTTGAGTCTTTCTTCAAGTTCTTTCAGTTTTTCTTGATGTCTTTCAATAGACGAAACGCCAAGCTTAAACGCATCACTTTGTGATTCTGTTTTTTCCGTGTTATCTTCTGTTTGATCTTGTAATCCTTCAAATATTTTTTGTGTATCCTGCAATGTGTCATTAAAGTCTATAGCTTCCTTTTTTGTTTTTTCAAAAGGCTTTTTAACAAGATTAATGACACCTTCTCCGAGGGATCTGATAGCATTTTTTAAGCTAAGGGACTGAGCATCTAAATTTTGCAACCACCCCAAAAAATCGCTTATAACAGGAATTAATGAAGATCCTATATTTCTCTTCATCACAGCCCATTGCTCATTCAGCTTAACAAGATCCATTCGTAACTGGTTTGCAGTATCGATTGCCTCTTCGCTCATAACACCATTCATTTCATTTAGCTCATCAATGGCTTTATCGATACCTTCAGCACCTAATGAAAGGATAGGAGCAAGGTCTTCCCAAGCGTTAGAAAATAACTGAGCGCCTAATTTATTGCGCTCAGTTTGATTTTCCATCCCGGCAAGCTTAGTTAATAGTTCTTCCATTATGATTCCTGTATCTCTCATATTGCCATTGCTATCTTTTGTGGCAACACCTAATTGCTGAAATGCGCGAGATACAGCGCTCGAATCTGAATGTAATTGTTGAAATCGTCGTGTTAGATTTTTCGCAGCGTTAGAAACTACATCAGTATTAACGCCTGCAATCTTTGCAACATATTGAAACTCTTGTAGTCTTTGTGTACTGATACCGGTCTGGCTCTCTAAGTCGAGCAACTTATCAGCCATTTGCGTGATACCAGTGATAAGTTTTTTTATTGATTGAAATGCCTTTGTAAAAACAAATGCGCCAGCAATCATTGTTCCAATTTGCTGCATTTGTTTGGCAAATCTCTTACCCCGGCCCTCAGCGCGTTTTGTTTTTTGCTGAAAGTTTCTGTCATCTGCTGTTATTCGCGCTCTTAGTTCCTGTTCGGCCATTTTTTTTCTTTTTACTTTGTATTTTGCCGTACTTACGCCAAATTTCGTTTAACTCCTCCTGTGTAGCTCTTGTTGTATCTTTGACTTCTCCAATCCTAAGATATTGCTCGAGATCGGGAGGATGTTTGTGATATTGTTTGTTAACTTCCCATGCAATAAGTCTTGTTCGCCTCCATTTATCTTCGTTACGATGTTTGACCCCTTCAAACATTCGGCCAATTTGAGCCATTGACATTCTCAAGATTTCTTGCTCTGTTCTTCCTGCTTCCCAGCCGTTGACAAAGAGTTTGTGCCATGTTGCTTCTTTTTTTTTGTAGTATCCCCATTACTCTCTCCTTGCGACTTCTGCATTACATCAAGCATTTTATCCCAATCCTGCTTTTGCATGACCGCAATAAACTTTTTCGTCTTTTTATACGTAAGACGAGGCTTTCGATAATGATACATGCTATATGATAAATGTGCATTATATATCCATGCCGTAATCGATTCATGCTTTGGGATTTCATCAATCTGATTAAGATCTATTCCATATTGCTCACACATAAGTTTTACAGCCAATGCATCAAATCGAAAGCCATATTTTCTATGTATACGCCTAAAGACTATTTCCATACTAACTTATTTCTCCTGTCCCTATAAATGAGGCCGTAAATGTGACATGAGATGCATCCGTCCCGCCCGTAGGATTTAAATTTTGCAAATATCCTGATCCGGAATAATCTGTTCCTGTCTCAAGTTCACATTTTAACGTCAACTGAGTTTGTGAAAGCCAAGCATCCATAATATCAGAAAAATTAACCTCACTTTCACCAACACTGTTATGATACCACACAGTTGTATCCGCTGACCATCTGTTAAGAGTCGGCTCGTTTTCCGCCCATTTGCCTGATTTGTTCGATGTTACTTCCTCTATATCTGTATCAAAATTAAAAGAGGTTTCACTTGCATATGCGATTAGCGATTCACCATCACCAGTATCCATATACAACCTTACATTACTTCCTGTTATTTTACTCATTGTTCATCTATTTTAGCGTTAATAGTTACAATATTTCTAATTATTAATTTTTCACCATCCCAGTTATTAGTATATCTCTGCCCCTGCAAGGTGCAAGTCGTTTGTGTAAAATCTGTCATGCTAACAAATTTACTTCTGTCTGTTGTCCCTTTTGCAATTAACGTTTGCATAACCTCGTTAATTATCCCGTCTGCTTCAATTGAACTGCCATAAACCCCTGAATCAGTAACCGCGTGAAGTTCTGTTGTAACCTCCTGACTAAACAGATCTTTGTCTTCTAAATATATAGCGTCCATTTCGCCAATAAGAACGTATGGTTTTTCAGCTTCAGGAGGGGGATATTGATATATAGGTATTTCATCTCCATCATAAGTGAGGCCATTCAACTTATCATAAATCCCCTTTCGATATTGGTAGAAACAGCTTTTCATCTTGACCTTCTCATATTATTATTACTAATTTTTCCAAGTAATTGATATAAATTTTCAAAAAATTGTTGTCTTTCCCGGAAATGATGTGGATACAGATAAGGACGTGGATCTATATTAACTTTTCTGATTCCTTTACCTTTGAATTGTATAGCATATTCTGACAATTCATTAGGCACATTTACTTTATCTCCTGTCCCGTATTCCATATAAGGAGCATAATAGACTCCAACTATAACATCACCTGTCATCCCTTTGACCTTTGGTCTTATAGATGATTTTAAACCACCATGTCTGATAGGTACACTCTGCTTTGCTCCCATAGAAGTATTACGAGTGTATTTATGTACTAACTTTTCGGACTCCTTAGGAAATTCTTTACGAATCTTAGCAAGAGACCTTTCCCATTGATCGAAATTATTTTTCATATCAAGTTTTATCATCCTGGCAAACCAATTTAGTGAAATTTTTCCCTATATCCATATCATTTATAGTTAAAGTCTTGTCACCGTATATTGATGACCACACAACTTTATCTTTTGTTTTTATTTCCCTGTCAAAATCAGTGCGAATCCAAACATTATAACCTTTACTGCCTGTCAGTTGTTGAAATTCCAAAGCTAAACTACCAGTCAAAGTTTCAACCTTGCCCCAAAGGTCAGCAACTGTTGATGTAGTGGCCGTAAATCCTCCGGCCCCATCTGAGGTTCTACTATCTCTTTTTATAGTTATCTCTTCGTTTAGATTCATAACATCGGATTTGTTTGATTCAATTCAATAATCTTGCGTGCTGCTAATGGAAGATTGTCAGAGATATCATCCATATCATACCAATACTTAACAGTCATTTTGATGGCCGTTTTTAAATCTTCCGGAAGATCTTCGTATCCTGTATCATAAGTATATACATAATTGCCATCATCATCGGGTTCATCCTTATCAGTCACCTCACTTACCGGCCCATACGGTAATTCCCATTCTTCCAACTCGCGATCTGATGTGACTTTTATTGTTTTTTCAATGAAAGATAGATTAGTAGCTTTCTCAAGATACTTTCTTGCAGCTTCATTCAATGCATTTAATACATCATCATGTGCTGAACCGGTAACTTTAAGAAAGTCTTTTATTTCGCTAATCGAAACTGCTTCACTCGCCGCTGTACTTGTAATTTCTACTTTCATAATGGCAAAAATTTAAAGTTGCAATTTTCACACATATCATAATTGTCATTGCGTATTTCAAGTGATTCTTCCCATTGTTTACGTATATCTTTCTTGAGCTTTCCTAATATTCCTTTACGATCATTACAACATAAACATACCTTACCATCAACATTTACAACAAATTGCTTTGTAGGCCTATAGCATTTTTTTTCTACATAAATGCCTTTTATGTGTCTTTTTAGCGGTTTTTCATCCCTTACAGATACTTTGTATCCTGTATAATTTTTCCAAAATTGGACAATATCATCTATTTGATCTTTAATTTCTTTTACATTCGTGATCCTTATAACTTTATGAGCCCTTGAATGCCTGAGTAATTCCAAGTTATATATGAGAGTATCCCATTTAAGTCCTTTTCTCAAATATTCATATGTATCTTTATTTTTGCCTTCAATTGATATTCTTATTTTATCATTTGAATCAAGAAGCATTAAAGCGTCTAAATTCAAATGAATAAGCGATGCATTAGTAGAAAAATCCACCTTTTTTTTCCTGCTCTTTATGAGATTAACAATATCATAAAAACGATCATGAAGAAAAGGCTCACCAACCATAGATGGGCTAATAGTAGGAGTTTCAGGAAAGCTATCAATTATTTTTTCAATAAGCGCAACATCCATCTTCTTACGATTAGCCAATTGATCATTATCACAAAAAATACAATGTGCATTACAATAGTTTGTAATCTCTATGTCTATTAATTCAGGATAATTCATATTCTATATAATCAGGTAATTTCCTATCTATCAAATTAACATAATCAATAAGATTAAAATAAGCCGCTGCTGTCAAATAAGTTCTATGTCCCTTATTAAATTGTTTATAAGACTTTTTGAATTCTACCTTAACTCTTTGTTCTCGCATTCGCTCAAGCTGTGATATAGGCTCAGTTTCTATTATTTTCTTTTTCATTCTCTTAGGTATATCTATTTCATCAAGTGTGATGTCTGTGCAGCGGAATGGCGGCTTGGGGTGGTAAAAATTATGCTCTCTATTGCTAATCGTATTAACGCCATTTGTATTTATACCTGTTTTATGTACATCACTATTGGACTTAATTGGTCCATTTACGTGATAAAATATGAAGTGATCGACGCCCTTACATTGATTATTATCAGGTAAGCGTTTCAATATATCAGTTTTTAATGCTTTTCGCCCGCCAGTTTTCCAGACATCGATCATATTTTTATCAAATAATAGCATCTTTTTGCTTTTCACACTATACATGTAAAATTTCTCAAAATCAAACCATTCTGCTCCATTTATGTTGTCACCTGTAATCTCAATTCTTTCTTTTATCGTAAAATCATCAGTGCTCTGCATGATAAATGTTTCTCCGTTCGACCTCATCGCCATATCTTTCCATTTCTGCCCAAGTGGCTTACGTACTGGATTAAACATATATAACAATCTGACGCATCCAGCTTTTTTTAATCGATCCCAATAAGATTTGATGTAATCCCATTCTGTATTATTAAAACTATTACATTCATAGATAATTAATTCCCATTCATACTTTGTTTCCTGCAGACACAAACTTTCAAGAGGCATCCACATAATATCTTTGTTCCCCCAGGCTGGTAATCCTACTGTTATCATCTGCTTTCAATTTCTTTACGTGCCATTTTTCTTGCTGTTATACGCGTATCATGCTTCAATATGTATTCCAAATCCGCATTGCTTAATTTGGTAACATTCAATTTACTGATTGCAGTTTTAGTCAGTATAGATCTGTTGAATTTTTCTTCTTTTGTATTTAATGCAGTCTTTTCTTCCTTCGCTTCTACTGCCTTGCCTTCTCTTAACAATTTTCTTGCGAATTTATCAGATAAATTCCAAACCCCTGGCTTTATTTTGCCTTGTCTATATAATACTCGAACTTTCATATTACAAATATTTAACCGGGAGCCGAAGCTCCCGGTATATTAAAACTAAGAAGTTGGCCCTGTCTGCATAACAACAATTCCAGAAGGGAGTACCGGTACATAGCCAACCCGCTTATGGACACGAACACCAATCATATCATTTTGAGCAAGATTCACAGTGTCTCCACCCGTTGTGTCAACTGTTGCTTGATCAAGGGTCTTAACGCGAAGTCCCATTTTATCTCCATAAACGCAAGTTTTTTGCAAGTTAGCAAAAAATGCAAAAGGTGTATCTACATCGCCACTGCCGTCCGCATCACTGACGGATGGCATTGCATCGCTAAGAACAACAGGATAACCCCACAAGGAAGCTGGTTGAGTTCCAGTCGGTGACTGTACTAAATATGTCCCAAGTTCATCATCAGCAGAAGCTGCAGAGGCCCTGTATCCTCTTACCTGTGCGAAAACAGAAGGATGCATGTACCATTTCCCGCCGCGTCTCTGTGCTGTAGAAAGGTCATCCAATGCCTCAAGAAAATCATCAGGAGTGACATCATCTGCCCGACTTGTAGTGCTCAATGCATAAGTATTAACTCCATCCGCATTAAGAACACCATCCCAAGTATCGCCATCATCTGTGTCACCAGCCAGGAATTCTGTGTCTTCCTCTTCAGCAATAGCCTCTCCCATAAGCTTCGATAGCATTGATATCATGTTAATAGCTGTATCTTCTATTTGTTCTTCACTGAGAATAGCAAGTACAGCAGCAGTCTTGAGGGTCTGCGTAACCTGACCGAACGCAGGCTTCGAGGTCGTCTTCTGATTCGCTTCATCTACCCAATAAGTTGTCACAGAAGAGGAAAGCGTAGGTATTTTTCTTTGATTTCCTTCGCCACCAAACGGCAAGTACCGCATCTCTCTTCGAGCAACACCATATTCCTCGATAAAACGGTTTACCTCAGAAAGGAACAAATCAGGAACAAGATATCCACCTTGGCTGTCGTTACCAGTATAAAGCGCATCAGTTGTCGCATCTGCTACACCCTTAATATCAGTAATCTCTTTGTTTGCCGTTCTCATCCCTTCTTTGTCTTTGTGAAGAAATGAACGCAGCCATTTCTCATTAGCCTTGCGCTCCTGTTGTTTTACAGTCTCAGCATTATACTGAGGCTGGCCAATAGCATTAAACTGCTTAAACAAATAATCAAGCTGGTTCTGTATCTTTTCAGCATCGAGCTTCTCATTCATTTTCCCAATCTGCTGATTAAACTCCTTGCGGAGTCCGTCAATGTCTTCTTTCTTTGCCCCTTTCAGAGATTCAGCAGCACTTGATAGTGTTGAATCAATTGTCCCTAATAGCTTCATCTGCTGTTCATCAAAGCCATGATCTTCGGGCAATTCAAGAAACTTAAATGTTTTCTGTGCCATAATTAAAATAAATTTTTAATGTTAATATTTCCGTATTCCGCTGTTGAATGGGTTTTCTTACCCGGCTCCAATTTCGAAGTGGGTTGTACGCCCGGTTGCAACAATAAATGTTTAATTTGTTTTAATTGTATTTCGAGTAATTCGAAAGTCTCATCTGTATATTTACCACGATGAAGGGCCTTCTCAATATTTTCAATTTTTTTAGCCCAATATGAAAAATCTTCCATACTCTTAACTGATGTGTGCATATTAGCTCCCCATTTATCGAGACTTGTCACCTCCCATAAAACGCCTTCCTCGATAACTCTCACTTTCGTATTGTCCATTTCTTCATAAGAAGTATCAACAATCTCAAAACCATGCGAATGCTCTGTTATAATCTCATCATCATACATTTGCAGCACGTCTTTCCCAACTGTATGCTTGCCGAGTTTAGATGTGAAAAAAGAACCCTTCTTATCCTGACCAAGCTCCATAAGTTTACCGGCAGCTTCCCAGTGATTGAAAAGATGTTTGATACGAGGTTTCTCTGACCCCGGCCCACGTTCTTTAATACTCTTATTATAGGCATCTGCCTTTATTATATCACCGTCACTGTCAACGGTATCATGGTTTGCGTAATAGGCTTGCACTACACGTTTTTGGACATCAACATCCTTAATTTCTCTCTGTAGCGTGCCTGTTTTAAATTCTCTCATATCGTGTGATTTATTTCTATTTTCCCAACGCTCTATACATATTGCCGTGGCCTGTTCCCTGTCATATCCTTCATTTAATAGAAACGGAATACATACTTCATATATATACTCGTCTCTGTCCTGTCCTGATTGTGGCCTTGGTATTGGCATAATTTCAACAAATATATAAATATCAAACGATTAATCAATAATAATTATTTCATGCCCACAGCGACAATTAATTGTGTTTCTTGCTGATGCTTGAGGGTCACCAGGCCATCTTAATTTTTCACCTGTCAGCGGCTCCTCAAACGATTCATTAGGCTGCACTCTTTGTCCGTCCATTGACATGTGATCGACCTGATCACCTGAATCAGCCCCCCTTGATGTTTGCGTAAAAGAGCTAATCCATACTTTACGTTTATTACCTGGTATCTCTTCGGCGCCTGTTTCGACTCCAAAATTAGAAGCAGTCACTACTTCAGTGCGTGCGATTCTGCGGGCTTTCCACCGATCCATTTCACCTTGCCTTTCAGATATAAGTTTAGCTATATCATTCATACCTAATCCCTCTTCGATACCTTGCCTAACTGCTTCTCTTGCTATATTCTTAATATCATTATAATGATTCTGTACTGTTTGTGTTATTCTGTTCCCTACTTCACTTTCAACAAACTCAAATATTATTGAGATTATATCTCTGCTCTGCTTTAGAACTAATCTTGATGTCTTATCTTTATTACGATCTAAAAAATCTTTATAAAACGCTTCAGCAGTCCTAGTATAAAATCTATTGTAAGCATCGCGCATATTCATTGAAAAATCAAACTCCTCAACTATCCCCTCGATTTGTTCAGGTCTTTCAACCTTCTTTATCTCTTTAAGAAAGCTAACCCTCACATCTTTATACATATTCAGAAAGAGATTATCTCCCATCTGAATATATTTCATTCGCTTGTTATTTATTGTTTGCCAGTCCATTAATTAAAAGCGTTTGAATATTCTGAAGTGATATTTAAATCATAATATCCTAATTGATTTTGAACATATCTTAAGTTTTTAGTTTCTTTATATAAAATTTTTGCGTATGTGTGCCGGGCTGAATGAATAGTTAAATTATCCCTGGCCCCGGCTGCTTCAATAACTTTATTAAAAGCTATATGCAGGGCTGTTGTGGTGTAATGTTTTCCTTTATTTGAAAACAAAGGATCATTTTTACCGGTTTCCATCCAGTCAATAAACTGTTTAAGATGTTGGGGTAACCCCCCTTCAATATATACGGCTCTATCCTTACCCCCTTTCCCGTTTTTCACATTGATCCATGGATCATCAAAATCTAAAAAAATGTCTTTTACTTTCAGGGCGGCAATTTCAGCAACCCGTAAACCTGTATAAAATGCTAAATCAGTTAACATCCATCGCATTATCCATGTTTTACGTCCTGCTTTTTCGTCTTGTTTGGCTTTTTCTTTTGCAACCTGGAGAATGTTATCCCGTTCTTTTTGGTCACAAAATTTTTGACGGTGTAAAGATTCCTCTATTGTATTTGAATTTATTTTACCAAAAAGATAAGTAGCACTTGCTTCTCTATTAGCCCAAAATGGAGTAATATTTTTATCCATTTTTATATGTTCTGTTCTGTGACATTTGCCACATAATAAAATACAATCATTCATTTCTTCTCTATTAGCTTTACCAAAGTTTTGATATTTCTCATGATGGACGACTCCTTTCCCATTCAATTCTTTCCCACATCTTTGACATATTCCATCATCTCTATTCCAAACTGACTCTTTCAATTCTTTCCAATCATCACTGGCAATATACATTTTAAAAGCCTCTATCATCATTGCCCTCACTTCTGAATATCTATCACCAAAAGGATGATCTGTTTCTTTAATTACTCTTTTTCCCATATCATTGGTTTTTAAATTGCTTTCTCAACTCCTCAATTTGCTTCTCTTCTTCATCTATTGAAGTATCCATTGACATACCAATTGGCACCTGACCCATATCGGTATATATCCGGTCTGCGGCCTCACTGTCATAATCATCGTAATTCGTAGCACGACGCTTTTCGTTCGGCGTTATCCAGTTCATAGAATTAAGTGTATTAGCTTTTTTCTCAAGGTCTTCCTGAAGCTCATCAATTGCCATGATATCATAGTCAATGTAATATTGTTCACCGTAAAATCTTCGAATTAAATTATTTAGTTTATCCCTAAGATTATCCAAGTCCGGCAAAACACTCATAGTCATAAGAGCCTTGCGCGCTGTCTGAAGATTATCAAGTGTAGAAGCATCGGTGCTGAGTAGTGACGGATGGACGCGGAAAATATTAGCCAGGATTTCTTTGTTATATTTCCTGCTGTCAAGAACTCCCATATCAACAGGTGTTTCACCAATTTTATGATAATTGATTGGCGCCCGGTTAAACGCAAGATTGCCCTTCCCTTTCCTGGCTTGTTCGTTATATTTTCTGAATTTCTTCAAAAGATTTTCTGCCTGTTCAACCGTAAAATCAATATCCTTATCATTCGTGCCTGTTATTATCCCTTTTACCCCTTCATTCGTAAACGATGCTGTCTCACTATCAACTCCTGAATTGTCATTATTAATTACTCTCGATGCAGCTTTTAAAGGCGACATCCCATATAATCCTGATCCATTTCCTTCCCATATTGGATTAACATATTTCCAATGCGCTATAAGGCTTTTGTCCAATATTTCGCTTGAAAGTCCATCGAACTTATAGCCTTTTATCGGGTCAGTATATGAACCGGCAACAATTTTAACTTGGTCAGCAGGAAGTGAGAACAACTGGATAATATCTTTAGTTGCAGGATTAGTCACCGCATAAACATAAGCATTCCCGGTTGTATCTCTATAAACAAAAAGCTCTTCGATCAAATCCTGTAGTGAATGCAGCGGATTTGGCTCATCCAGCAGCCTATTAAGTGCTGTTCCTTCTACTTCTTCCAAGGCATCTTCTTTGCGTTTAATGACTTTTTCAATATTCATATCTTTTTTCGATACAGCGCTATATCTTCTAAGTGCTTTTTTATTTTTAACCTTATATACTAACCAAGGCACTCCTTTAGCAGCATTGGCCCTTAATGATATTATCGAATAGACGGTCGAATTAAAAGCAAAACCCAATTTTATAAAATCCGTCATATTCGACATCTTAGGAATAGGCATATCCCGATTCATCCACCGGAAATACATTTGTGCGAGCTGCTGCCATTCCTGGTTAGTAAGCTGCCAGTCTTTATCTTTTGATTTGAAAGGGTTTAAATTCATAATACGAAATTTTCTACTTGCTTACGTAACTTATAAGTTGCTGCATACCTAAGCGCATCAATAGCATGGTTATACATATCAATAGGTTTATTAAGCTGCTTCCCGGTTTTATCCTGATCCCAGGTGTAGTTTCTTAACTCTTTGATAAGATTAACGGAGCGCTTTGTTATATTAAGTTGATAGTTCTGCAGAAGATCTATACCATACACTATGCTATCCTTACCTTTTTCACTGCCTCTTACATCCATTCCCTGTCTGTATATCTCCTCAATGCTCTTAGGCTCCGCTGAATCTGCTATAATTGTGTCTTTAATTTCCTTTGATTTAATAAATTGCGCTATCTCACTATTTGTGAGTCCTGCTTTATACAGCAATTCATCACAATACAATTGATTTTCTTTCATACCCACGCGAATCAATGTGGTAGGATCATTTGTGTATCCGAAGTCAAGGCCATAAACTTCCCATTTCATGTTATCAGGATATTCGTCAACTTGCCTCCAGTTATTGAATACAACACCCTCTAATGATCCTACTTCCCCAAGGCCGTACACCTTCCACCAATTCTCCTTATGCTTACGTTGTTCTATTGATTTCTTAATGCGTTCATCCAGGAGGTCATTATCAAGATAAGTAGAGTGGATATAATCATAATCATCCCGGTATTGCATGAGTTCATGAACCCAAAACTCGTGGGTTGGGTTATAGTCAAGAAATATCGTTTCTTTAGTCCTGACTTCCAACTGATCAAATGTAGCCTGAGAAATATTGTTACACTCATTAAGAAAAAGAATATCACGCCTCGGCCCTCTTACCTTGTCCTCGCTGTCAGCGCCGAAAAACTCAATGAAAGAGTTTCCAAAATGAAAAGCATTGTTTGTTTTGTCATGAATACAGGCGCCATACAATCCTTCTTGTTTCAACATTATAAGAAAGTCCCGCATTGCGCCCCTCTTAATGTGCGGCAATGTTTCGGAAACAACTGAAATAACAAGGTTACTGCGTTTTACAGCAAGGAGGAGGAGTATTTGAAGTATAGACCATGTTTTAGATGAAGAGGTTCCACCCTGGTTGATAATAAGCCGATTTTCGGCTTCGATATTTTTTTCAAATACCTTAGTCGTCTCCAATTTCGTCGATAATTTTCTTCGCTTTTGCTGAAGTATTAAGGTTTATATTATGAGTGTTGTCAACTTCATGCTTATCAGACCACCCGTGATTATTTTTCATCATGAAAATTGAAAAAGTTGCATTAACTTCATTATTCATAGTCCGCTCAACCACACGGCTTTCGAGAATCGTGTCAATTCTTTTTTTAATTGTGTCAAGGTCAATGAACCGATCCAAGAGATAATCATAAAGTTGCCTGTAAATTCCCATCCTAACAGCAAGTGTGCCTATATATAAAATGGATGGATCATTGTTAAGCAATTCAAGACTATCCTCAAAAAACTTTTTAGCGGTCTGGTAGTCGTATTTTTCGTTATTTTTATTTCCTTTTGGTGCTCCTGCCATATCCAAACATTTCTATTTCAAACGCTTCAAGTTTACGAAATATTTTAGACAAATGCAAATTTTAATTTTTGGGTAATGATAATCAAAGTGTTATATAAATCAACAAATTATTTTTGACATTTGACAAGTTTTTGACAAGTTTTTGACAAAGCTGTATCCCACATTACTACTACTACATATTATATTTTGTTAATTTGTTAATAATATAGTATATAATAATAATATGAAGAAGGATGTCCCGGTCTGTAAATAAACAATGAATTACAATAAAGTTGAAAAATATTTTTGACATTTTGACAAAATTAAGCTACGCCACGCCACGTCTATTTTATAGCTGTCAAAAACAGATTAACAGTTTTTGACAAATTAACAGATCATTTTTGACACAAAAAAAATCTTTCAAAAAATTTGCAAAAGTCTAAAATTATTTATTACTTTGCGATATGAAGCATGGATCATTATTTAGCGGAATAGGCGGTTTTGATTTAGCCGCTGAATGGATGGGATGGGAAAATAAGTTTCATTGTGAGATTGAATGGTTCCCAAGACAAATATTACAATACTACTGGCCAAAAACAATAAGTTATGAAGACATCAAACAGACAGACTTCACTATTTGGAGAGGACTTATCGACATCGTCACAGGAGGATTTCCCTGTCAACCTTACTCAATGGCAGGACAAAGAAAAGGCACAGAAGATGATCGTCACCTCTGGCCGGAAATGCTTAGAGCAATACGAGAAATTCGCCCG